TTCGACACACGTGGGTGTATCCTTTTCGACACACGTGGGTGTATCCTTTTCGACACACGTGGGTGTATCCTTTTCGACACACGTGGATGTATCCTTTTCGACACACGTGGGTGTATCCTTTTCGACACACGTGGGTGTATCCTTTTCGACACACAACCTATTTTCTATCTTATTGTTATATTTTTTGGACTCTAAACGCCATAGAATAATGGACGAAAAAAACAGTAATATAATACCACTTGACAATAGTGTTATAAGACCAACCAATAAACTATCCTTTACCCATTCTGTTCTACATACATATTTCAGTATCAATACAAGAAATGTAATAACTATTATATTTGGAATATAATGGTTCGTATTTTCTACACAATCCTCACTACTGTGTTTTGTACCAAACATTACGTCACATACGTCTGGTCCAAAATTTAAATTCACCTCGGTGTGATGCAATCGGTGTACACCATTTACTTTAAATATTGAATAGTTAATATTATGCACCGAACAATAGAATAACATAAAATAAACAATTATCCAAGGGTCGAAAATATTTATTCCGAAAAAATACGACAACATCACAAAGGGATAAGGTATCGATAACTCCAAAACTATCTGAATAAAATGTGAGAAAAAATTATCATTCTCATGATGATAGTGATGAACAATTGAAAAAATATTCTTATGAACATGCGCGACGACGTGGTAAAAATAAGCAATAAACATAAATGCCACAAATGTAACTACTCCTAAAAATATATTCGGATAAGAAATAATAGAAATAGTACTTAGTATCAATATCCACGAAGATGCATTATTTTTAAAATTATTTATTACATTTATATTTTCTGATAAATTGGGTCTGAAAAATATATTTAAAAATTTATGTAAGTCATTCAGCGAACGGTTAAAAATATTATTCGCTTTATCTAATACAACATTCATTATATTTACTATTTTAATATTTATTTTTAATACTTAATATCTAATACTTTAATATTTTTAATTATTTTATTCAATCATTTGAATATATATTATTATAGTTGAACAATTTTATATTAAACATCCTCATTGCTATAACACACATACACTTCGCAGCAACTAGTAACCAAACATTAATAAGCAGGTCTACTTGTTTTTCATACTCGTGATTACAATTATACGATATACCAAGTGCACCTAATAACTCGTCACGATCATCGCACGATGAACGCTTAATATATTTTCGTTCTAATGCCGTCAATGGACAACCGTGTCTAACAACAATCGCAAAAGCATCACACGTAACAATTATAAAAATAATAACTAAATGTGTTAAATTAACACTAAATAATGCGATAAAAGAAACTAAAAAAATAAATGTATCATGTACATGGCGATAAAAAGTGCTTTCTTGTACATCCTTTAAATTAAACTTTTTATATAAAAACATACAAAACTTCCGAATCACACTATCCTCTATCATTTTAAGTTTCTTATTGTTCTTATAACCCCCCTTAATCCCTTTACTCGCCTTTTCTTTTTCACATTTTTCTAAAGTTGCCATAATACTATTTATATCAATATATACACTACTTAATACAACTGTTTTTATTATCAACTTATAACGTATTATTTCGGTGAGATGGAGCACAATAGTTTGCACGCGATGGGGCGGCGGCTGCGGTTGCGAGGTTTTTAAACCATGGGCAAAAAAGTGGCAAACATGTTTGCGAAAAACTACTTCCCTCAAAAAGGGACATCAAAAGAATAACCCACCCAAAACTACACATTTTACCATTTTTTACCATATTTTTACCCAATTTTATCACTTTTTATATTTCGCAGCATTATGGTCGCCACGTGACCACGTCGTTGCGTCGAACCTGAGAGCATAAAGGTAACCCGCAGAAAATGGGAGGGCGGACGCCGAAGAAGTGATGATGTTTCTTTTTTTCAAATCTAAAGCTGGATTTTGAAAATTGGACATTTATAAATGTCCATTTTTGAAAACCGGGGGTAGAAATATAAAAAAAACATTGATTTCGTCACTCAGAGCATAATGCTCTAAATTGCATTTTTAAGATTGAAAATTTGTGACGATAACTTTTTGTGTTTTTTATATATTATATGGAAAGGATTTAGGCGTTTTTTTATGTCTATATAATATATAAGATTACTATAAGATTTTTATAAGATTATTATAAGATTTTTATAAGATATGCCAAAAAAAGACATTGACTACTCGACTACTATTATTTATAAAATAACATGCAATGATGAGAGCATAAGTGATGTGTATGTTGGACATACAACAAATTTTGTACAGAGAAAACATGCTCATAAACTATCTTGTACAAATATCAAATCATCTAACTATAAGTGTAAGTTATATAGTGTAATAAGAAATAATGGTGGATGGGATAACTGGAAAATGGAAATACTTAATTTTTTTAATTGCAAAGACCATTATGAAGCAAGAAAGAAAGAACAAGAATACTTTATTTTACTTAAAGCAACATTAAATAGTATAGAACCCTTGCCAACGCCAAAACCTAAAGAAGTGACACCAAAAGAAGTTGCGCCAAAAGTAGTGACACCAAATTATGAAGATAAAAAGGAAAAAAATGAAAAAAAAGTCATATCCTGTGAAGTATGTCATGTTAAATTTAATACAGAAAAGTTACTAGAAGACCATAATGGTACAAAAAAACATAAAAATAAAATGAATAATACAACAGTTGAAAGTTACGCCGGAAATTTTTGTTGCAAATATTGTGACTTTAAATGCTCTAAGCAAAGTGACTATGAAAGACACATACTGACACGTAAACACAAAAATAGAACAAATTCGAACAACATAGAACAAGATTTTACGCCGCCTACGATTTTTACATGTAAAAACTGTAATAAAGAATATAAGGCGAGGACCAGTTTATGGTATCATGAAAAAAAATGTAAAACATCATTATTTATAAAAAAAGATAATACCATTACTATGGAGAATAACAATGGAAATAACAATGAAAACAATAATGAAAATAATAAACTTATAGATGACGTATTACCCTCGGACAATAATATTACGATAACGAGTGAGATGTTTATGGCGTTGATTAAAAATAGCGAAGAGATGATGAAAGTTATAAAAGAACAGCAAGAGCAGATTAAAGAACAGCAAGAACAAATAATCACTATTATACCGAAAATAGGTAACACTACAAATAACAATAACAATAACACGACAAATAATAATACAACGAACAACTTTAATCTCAATGTTTTTCTAAACGAGCACTGCAAGGATGCTTTAAATATGTCGGATTTTATAGATTCACTCAAGATAACATTGGAGGATTTATTATTTTCAAAGACAAATGGGATATCACGTGGGATTACCGATGTTATGATAAAAGGACTCAAAGAGTTGGACATTCACAAACGTCCAATTCATTGTACAGATATAAAACGGGAGATCATGTATATCAAAGATGAAGACAAGTGGTCAAAAGATGATAACCACGACATGATAAAAAACACAATTGTAAAAATTGCTGACAAAGAACGAACTGCATTGCAACAATGGGCACTGGATAACCCACATTGGATGGAAACAGAAAGAAAACAACTGGATTACTTGACAATGGTGCGCTCTATATGCGAACCAATCGAAAACTATGACAACTATGAGAAGAAAATATTAAAAAATCTTGGAAAAGAAATACAAATTGATAAGAAGACGTAGTCGGTGTAGCCCGGTGTAGCTGGCGGAGTATTTATTCATCCGCCTCTAATTTTACCCACGTTTCTTTTCGTGTATCTCCCGATAAGAAACCTTTAATCCGCCGCTTCACTTCTGGAAATGGAATATTGATTTTGCGCGATTCGCCATCTTTGATGTACTCTGCCATCTCCTTATATAAACGTTTTATAGCGGGATACGACATGTTTAACTCTAACTCGCTAAGTTTCTGCATAATTGGCTTTATATCTGCAATTCTTTGCTCTTTTGATGTATGAAATGGTAATAGTTTTTGGAGATGGATAGGGTTAGCTGTAGCGGGAGATAATTCTTTTTCCATTGTTTATTTCACTTATAGTAATAATATAAAGTAACTATTTATATTATTTTTATTAAAATCACTATTTATGGTTTTATTATTATTGCCCACCTTGTACTATACGAGGAGGTGTATTTGCGGTTGATAGTGGCGACGAAGAACGGAAATTTCTAAACCATTCATTACTAGGTAAAGATGAAGTATTCCACATACTAATATTTTGGTTGAATGCGCTAGCGCTATTAAACATATTACTCATATCTATAACATTGGAAGTAAGCCAGTTACCAATTGGTCGGTTAAAACTTTTTGCATTATAAAACATCTCTCTCATAGATGTAACCCGAGATGTATTCCATATTTCAACTCCACTACTAAAACTAGGTAGGGTTCTATCAATATCTTTGTTGAATGCAGTAGCACCTGAAAACATATAACTCATATATGTAACATTTGTTGTAATCCATCTTATAGATCCATTGAATGCAGTAGCACCTGAAAACATAGAACTCATATTTGTAACATTGACGGTATTCCATGCACCCGTGGTTTCGTTGTAATCGATATTTTGGTTGAAAGCAACAGCACCACAGAACATAGCATTCATATCGATAACCTGTGTCGTTATCCATGAAGCTATCGGTTGATTGAATCTGGAAGTGTTAGCAAACATTGCAAACATAGTTCTAACACTGCTTGTATTCCATCTATTTATTGGTTGGTTAAATACGGTAGCACCTTGAAACACACCCGCCATATCTGTAACATTGCTGGTATTCCATGTACCAATTGGTTGGTTAAACGCGTTAGCGCCAAAAAACATACTATTCATACTAGTAACCTTGGCGGTATTCCATGCATCAATGGGTTGGTTGAACGCAGAAGCAGTAAGAAACATACCATTCATAATAGTAACATTGGCGGTATTCCATGAACCAATTGGTTGGTTAAACACTGTAGCACCCTGAAACACACCAATCATACTAGTAACACGAGCTGTATTCCACGAACCGATATTTTGGTTAAACACTGTAGCACCTTGAAAAACATAGTTCATATTGATAACGTTGGCAGTATTCCACAAACCGATATTTTGGTTAAACGTGGTAGCATTTTGAAACATAGCTTCAATATTTGTAACATTGGCGGTATTCCATGAACCTATATTTCGGTTAAACGTATAAGCATTTGCAAACATATTACTCATATCTGTAACATTTGTTGTATTCCATGAGCCTAATGGTTGGTTAAACACGGTAGCATTTTGAAACATGCCTCTCATAGTAATAACATTTGATGTATTCCATGAACCTATTGTTCGGTTAATACTAATAGGTGTAGGTAATGTATAATCCCACGACTGATTACCACCATAGAAAGTTGCACTATACCGTGTTTCACTAATCCGAGTAAATGAATAAACTCCCACATTTCCACCTCCAGTAAATACTGTAGCTGATGCGGATGTAACACCATAAAATGTAGTTACGTAAGCAGCGAAAAATCTAAATTGTAAAGCAATTTCATTATGTGACGCATAAGTGGTATTAAACCACTGATCATCGGGATTCCAACTTTGTATGTTTACCTGTGATGTATCATTGTTTATGATCCGCGTCTGCCAATCCGTTCTGCCCAGCCTTATAGTTAATGTTGTATGTACATTCGCCATTGATTGGTCAAATGCTCTAGCATCTTTAAACATATTACTCATATCTGTAACACGTGCGGTATCCCAGCTACTTATGGGTTGATTGAATGTCAACGCATTCGAAAACATACCGCTCATATTTGTCATCAGAGTAGTGACGATATTATTAAATATAACAGGTTTTGTTTCACCTTGGGGTGTAAAATGTGAGCTGTTATTTGTACGCGCATAAGATGTAATTTCCGATAATGATCTATTATCAACAACAGCAAACCATTCTGTACCTGTACCTCTTGGATTAGCTTGTACAAATCTCGGGCTAGTTGTAATGGTAGGTTCTCCCACCCACACAATCGTTCCAGATTGTTCAACAATGGTAGGAGGAGGAATATTAACTACAGTTATTGGCGAAGCGGGAACAGAAACACTATTGTAGTTATCGCTTCCCTTTGTTCGAGCAATAAGATTAAATTGTCCAACCTTAACTAAAGTAACTGTCATCCCCAGAATAGTAATAGCATCGACGGGGTTGCTTTCATACGTAATAGGAAGAATCTCGGCGGGTATAGGCGAAGGACTTGCGATCAAAGGAGCAGTAATTGTCAACACGCTCCCAACATAAATGGGAGAACTAGTATTAAGTGTTGGAAATGCATTCCATGAAGATGGAAAAGTAGGTGTCGCTTTATTAACGGTTATTGTATCCGAGGTGAGGGAAACAGATTTAAAAGCGTCTGTTTGATTCGTTACTGCACTAATTTTGAACGTTCCTGATTTAAGTATTGTAACAGTCGTTCCTGATATTCTAGCGACGGTTGGATCTGTACTTGTATATGTAACACTAATACCAGCCGCAACGGGATTTGTCGGATATGTAAAAATAACCGGCGCAAGAGTATATGTTTGCCCAAAAGTGATTTGTTTCGTAAAATCTGGAGGAAATGTAATCACTGGACTCAACAATTCGGTATTATATTCTATACCTGATATGATTTCGGGGTTTTCAAATCTATCACTTCTTATCGTATTAGCTATAATTCTAAATTTTCCTATCTTATTTACCGTCACATACGCTGGCACTAAGGGAGTATCCTGCGTTATTGTAATAATTCCAGGAACATTATTGCTTGCAAATGTATATTGAATGGGAAGAATTTCGGATCGCAGCGGTAAAGCAGGGTATATAAATTGAGGAGGATTTATAGTAATAGTGTCGCCTATAAAACAAACATTATTATTAGTAGTTATAGTACCCGTTGAATATGGAACGGTATAACCTTGGATTTGTCCCAACCAAAAGCCATTAATGCTATCTACACCATAAGCATTGTTAGTGCTACCAGAAACTAAGTTGTATTGAACAGAAAAAAGACGACCATTATATAATACACTCCTCCCACTTGTAAAACCAAGTAGAGGATAATTAAATAAAACCCCCAATGGTGCTTTAAAATTAGTAGTTGTAGCAATAATAGTTATACCAGATAATAAACTGACATTTACTGTAGTTGGTATAGGTGCCGTCCCCCACCCTGTATTAATAGTGTTAGACAAAAAATTAAATCCAATAAACCAAACAAATGAATTTACTGGAATTGGAGAACCAACTTTACTTGGAAAAGGACCGGTAGATGATGAATAACTCGGAGATGAAGTTTCATTATACAAGACATTTGTTCTCGAATAAACAGCCGACGAAACATTTGTTATAGAAAGTGTCAACGTATTACTCACTATATTCAAAATCCTGCCGCTAACACTATCTGTAGTAGAATATGTAATTGTAATCGTTGTTCCGACTCGTAACGATGTTGGTGTTAAGTTTAATATATAATCTAAAGTGTCGCCAACTTTAATTATTGTCCAATCATTTATTGTGTTGGTTGTAAGTCCGGACATACTCTGTAAACTAAGCGCATTCCATGGAGTAGAAACCTCGGGAGTTGCTCTTATCACCTCAACGTCCTCAGAAATAGAAAAAGATTTAAAAGCGCCTATTTGATTCGTTGTTGCACTAATTTTGAACGGTCCTGATTTAAGTATTGTAACAGTCGTTCCTGATATAATAGCGACATTTTCATTTGTACTTTTATATGTAACAAAAATACCAACCGCAGCGGGATTTATCGGATGTGTAAAAATAACAGGCGCAAGAGTATATGTTTGCCCAAAAGTGACTTGTTTCGTAAAATCTTGAGGAAAATATATGTCTGGTGTATCAAAATTAGTAATTCTTTCACCGATACTGGAAGCAGTAGCTTTATTAAAATTTTTAGTTTCAATGGTTTCTGCATTTATTTGGAAACTGGCGTCTTTATTCACTAAAATAGTTGTACCCTTTATTGTAACAACACCGGAAGGAACACATGTATATATAATTTCTATATCCTCGGGAATAACATTGGGTGGGAAGGTAATTGTTGCTGGTATAAATTCATATGTTTTACTTACAAACAAAACAGTATTATTTGGAAATATGTCGCTTGCAAATGTTAATTTGGGTGTAGCTTGTTCAATGGTAACACTTTCAGAAATGGATGTTTTTTCGTATGCGTCTGTACTATTTGTTTCTGCATAAATTGTAAAAGTACCCGCACCATTTATTGTAACAGTATTTGTTGTTCCGGATATAGTAGCAACGGTTGAATTCTCAATTGAATGTGTAATATAAAGACCAGCCGTGTTCGCAGCTGCTGTAGTGGGATAGCGGAAATATGCTTCTTTGAGTATATATGGGTCGCCGTACGTAATTGTCTTCTTAAAGTCTGTGGGGAAAAGTATCGCGGGGGTATTTATATTGGTAGAATACTCACTTAATGAACGAATACTAATTTCGTTATAGTTCTCACTTGCCTCGGTTTTAGCTATTATATTAAACTGACCCTGTTTAAGTATTTTAACTATTGGACTTATTTTGTTAGGAATACTAGCGATTAACTCGTTTGAAGACATATACGTAAAAGCAGGAATTTCATTTGGAACAGGAGACGGGGATATAAACTGTGGGGGGCTAAAATTATATGTCTCCCCTGCTTGCAATGGACCAGTAAATAAATCCCACGGGGTAGATAACACAGGCGTTGCTCTTATCACCTCAACTTCCCTACGAATTGAAACACTTTTAAATACGCTCGTTTTGCTTGTTTCAGCAATTAGTGTGAATTTTCCTGTATTTTTTATTGTAATAACGGGCGCTAATTTAGTATAGTCACCAAACAATACCGAAGTTTTGTTCACGAGCGACAATGTTACAGTAGCAATATCTCTTTGATTTTCAGGTATTGAATAACTAATTGAAAGATTTGAAGGTACATCATTTGGATTAGGATATACGAATATTGCTTCTTCTGGTGCATATGTATTTATCGGGAAATCGGGATTTTTAAAACCGTAAGTCAGTTCATTCATAAAAGTACTGGGAAAATATATAAGAGGTGCGTCAATATTTACATTAACCTCTTTAGATGATAAAATGGATGTGCTAATAAAGTTTTGAGTTTCAACGGTTTCTGCTTTTATTTGAAAACTACCTGATTTATTTATTAGAATTGACACATAGTCATCTTTTTTATCCAATATTGTAACAATGTCGTCGGGAACGCTTGTATAGTTGACTTCAATCTTTTCATAAGGAACGGATGAAGGTAGTTCAATTCTTGCAGGTTTGAAACTGTATATTTTACCCGTTATTAAAAAGTTATCATTTGGAAATATGTCGCTTGCAAATAGTATTGTGGGTGTAGCCTTTTTAACTGTAACATTAGTTGAATAAGCTACATCACTGCTTGTAAATATTTCGGTTACGGTTGTTTTTCCTACAATTTGAAAAGAACCAGAACGATTTATTGTAATATTTGTGCCGGAAATAGTAGCGACGGGTATATATGGATTGGGTAAAGGAACTGGCTGCGGGATTGAATATGTAATAGAAACACCTGATGGACTATAGTTGTATTGTCTTATATTCTGTATTGTCATATTTTCGTTAGTTAGGATGCCATTTACTAATAATACAGTAACTAAATACTGATTGTTTGTTATATATTTATTCGTTACTGTAAACATGACAGTATTATTTTCGGGAGTACTAATAGTATCTACCGTGAGAAAAGCGTTACTAATAATTTGGTTATACTGTTGTAAATTCATTAACTGGATAACAGATCCATTTAGTGATGCAGTTCCTTCTACTATTGTATTGGGTGGGGGGTATATGAATACTGCTTCTTTGAGGAAATATGGATCACCGTATGTAATTTCATTGCTAAAACCTTCGCTTACATCTGGAAAAACTATTATAGGTTTATTTAGTGTTGTGGAATATTCCGTTCGCGAATTAATTGAAACTGATTCATAGTTTAGAGATTCGCTAGTTCTAGCGGTGATATAAAAATCACCTTCGTTGTTTATTGTAACTATTGGACTTGTTTCATTGGGAATACTAGCGATTAACTCGTTTGAAGACGTATATATAAAGGAAGAAATTTCGGATGGAAAGGATTGTCCGGGTTGAGGTGAATTAAAAGTAGGGGGTGCGAATTCAACGGTTTGTCCAACCATCAACGCAGATCGAAATAAGTCCCATGGTTCAGATAATAAAGGCACAGCCTTAAGAACCGTAACCTCGGTCTCTATTAAAGAGCTACTAATAAAATTATCTGTTTTATTCGTTTCCGCGCGAATTGTAAAAATTCCAGCACTATGTATTGTAACAGTTCTATCCTCTACTGTAGCAATATAAGATTCAGGAATACTATACTTCACTTCTATTTCAGCTGGGCGCTCGCGTGGATGAACGAAAATAACTTCTTCGATATCAAACGAGAATGTATCTCCGTATGTAAATGGACCAAAAAATTGGTTTGTAAATTTTATTATTAATTCACCTGGGTTTGTTGAAATTTCTTCGGGTGACTCAACATAACCAACATTATAATTAGCTGACACGGTAGTTTCTGCTCTAATTTTAAAATTTCCTTTACGTTTTACGGTAAGCGATGTTTCCACCTGTGGAGGGTTTAGTAAATTATTTTGTTTAACATTTATACTAACAATATCTGGGTTAAGACTTGTATATTTAATAGGAAGAATTTCGATAGGAATATTACTTGGATACGTAATATATGCTTCATTAAAGGTGTATGTATTTCCTACCAGTAGTGCAAAATCAAATAAATCATTTAATTTTATAACTGGTGTATCTTTTTGAACAGTTATTACTTCTGAGTCCAAAATAAATCCATTAACCGTACTTGGTTGGTTTGTTTGTGCTCTAATTTGAAAAGTGCCTGCTTTATTTATCGTAACCGTTGTTCCCGATATGCTAGCCACGGGTGATTCTGATTCTGATTCTGATTCTGATTCTGATGTCAAAATTGAATATGTAATATAATAGTCGGGTGGACTAGATATATACTGAACGATATTTGTTATTGTTGATGAAATCCCCGTCTCACTCCCAATATAAATAACATATCTAGTAGTTTTATCGGAAACATTATATTCTATTTTTTTATTTGTTATTGTGGCGCTAATGTTATTATTAGATGGTGAACCATCACCACCGCCGCCACCACTACCACCACCGCCACTCGTTATATCCGCCGTTAATGTTCTACCAATGATAAAATAATCATATTGGAACGTATTTACTATTATTGTTGAACCTGCCAATAATGCTTGTCCTTGAATATTTGTAATAGGTTTTGGATATATAAATTCGGCTTCTATTAGTTCATAAATACTACCAAACGTAACTTTTGTAATAAAATCATTTGGAAAAATGATTCTAGGTGCATTTGATATAGAATAATTAATTTCTGATGGGATTCTTGTTTGTTTATAATTTTTACTTTCTTTTGTTGTAGCTGTGATATAAAATTCACCGGCATTATTTATTATAACTTCAGGACTTGTTTCATTGGGAATATTTCCAATTGAAGTATCCGATATTGTATATGAAATAGGAAGTATTTCATCTGGTATATCATACAACACCGATATCAGAGAATTGAAATTATATGTTCTTCCTACAAATAAAGTACTATATATATCGGTAAATAAATTCCACGAACTAGATAATAGGGGTGTAGCTTGATGAATAATAATTTCGGGCGAATCAATTGAAGCGACATTATATACGGGTGTTTTATTTGTTTGTGCGCGAATTTTAAATTTACCTGCGCCGCGTATTGTAACAGTTATTGTATCTATAGAAGCAATGTCCGCACTATCTTTATCTTCTATTATTGAATATGTAACAAACATATCAGACGGTCTTTCGAGAGGATATCTAAATAAAATTTCTTGGATGTTAAATGTTTTGTCGATGCCATATGTAAATTCACTAACAAAACTAGGAGAAATTTCTATGATCGGGTCATTCATATTAGTAGAATATTCGTCGGCTGATATAATAAATGTACTTTTATAATTCTGTGTTTCGGTGGTCGTAGCCTTGATTTTAAAACCACCATATGAATTAACTAGTATTTTGGTGTTGTTTTCTATAAAAGTGACGATACTAGATTCATTGCCTTCTTTATTTAAAATTGTATATGTAATGATCAAATCATCCGGTACAAGTAACGGAGATGTTAATTTTGCCGGATTAAAAGTATATGTTTTTCCAATATATAAGGCGGCTTGTGG